TTTACGACAAAGATAGTTTAGTAGGAAGACTTCTTTCTACAAATGGACGTTCTTTACAAAAACATGGTATGGGTGGACAAACAATTGCAGCATGGTTAAAAGATAAAATTGCAATAATTGCTGTGAGTGATGTTAAATCAACAGATGAAATACTTAGGTATATGAAAAATTCCATTCCAAAACTTACTTTTGACCCAAAAAGTTACAAGAAATTTTTTGAAGAAGTTGAGTATATTGATGAAGAAGTTTTTAATTGGTATATCATAAAAGGAAATAAGGAAAAGGGTAAAGTAGCTCATGTTGGAACAGAAAGACAATTAAAATTAAAAATAAGAAAACCTACATTTCCACCTAATCATGTTCTTGCAAAATCAAGAAAAGATTTGAGGATAGGTGATAAGTGGAAAGGTTCTATGGGTGTGTCTGAAGAAATGGTTGATGAAGAAATTCCAACAACTTCTACTACTGGTGTCGCAGGACTTGATACTGGACTTACTTTTGCAAAGAAAAAAGAAGATGAAAAGAAAGCCAAACTTCTTAGAAAGAAGTTAATTGGTGAAATTAAAATGACAAAATTTGCTGGAAAAGATGTATTTATTGTAGATTCAGACATATATCATGCGTGTAGACTTGGAAAGAAACAATATGCAAGATATGAAACATATGTTGGTAATGATACTATTGGATTGGCAATTAGAGAATTTGGTCTGAAATTTCCAAGACGACCAATTATATTACAAAATGGAGAGAATGGGCCGATGCTCTATCTCAAATATGGAAGGAGTTAGAATGGCAGAAGATAAAAAAGAATATGGAATTCAACAAACCAAAGAACTGTTAGATTTTATTTTTTCATTAGCAGAAGCAGTTAAAAAGTCAGCATCAGATGGGGAGTTTTCTTGGTCAGATGGATTAAACTTTATAGAACCACTACAGAAAATTGCTCCAGCAATTGATGATATTGATGAAGTAATTCCAGAAGTTATGGATTTAGATGCTTCAGAATGGAATGAGTTGGTGGATTATGTTCAAGAAAGATTTGATATAGTTACTACTAGTACTGATGGTGAAGAAGATGATGTGGAAACTAAAATTGAAGAAGCACTTAACGCAGGTATAGAGTTATTAAGATTAACTCAAATTATCAAAGCATAGGACAATGGCAGAAGAGCTCCAAGATGTCAAGCTCCAAGTCGGCCTGTTACAACAAGAGGTTGAAGTTCGGGGGAGACAAATTGATGCTCTTTTATCCAAACTGGACACAACTGCAGACCGAATTGTAGATCTGACAGTAGAAATTAAATCATTAAATTCCCGCCAGGAAGAAAACCGGAAAGTAGATGATGAGATTCGTTCTGAACTCAAACTCTTACATTCACGAGCTGGTAATATACATGATGAAATCGGCAAATCTGAACGTCGTGTAAGCGATTCAATACATAAATTAGAAGAAAGAGTCCGTTCAGTAGAACAATGGAAATCTCGTCTTATGGGAATTACATCTATTGTTGCAGCTGCAATTGGAGCAGTAGCGGCTTCTATCATAAGTTGGATGACAAAATGAAAGATACACAAGAATTTTTTACATTGGGTGTTAATAAACCTACCAAAGATCAAATTCAAGATTATTTGGACCGTTTGGGGAATGCTGTAAGGTTATTGTCAAACAAAGACATAATAAGAAACATTGAGCGTTATTTTAAAACCATTAAAAATTTAAAATTAGATCGATCTGGAAGAAAAGTATTGGCGTTTGAAGAATATGAGATAAAAAAGTTTAAAGAATATGTCAAAATTACTGAGGCTAGAGAAGCATATATTTGGGATACTAAACCCAAAACACTTAAAGACGCAGAAGATCCAGAAGTTCAGATTTCAGGTTGGGGTAGAATGTTATTGAGCCAATATAAAAAACAACTTGTTCGTGCATCAGAAGAGTTTTTAAAATGGGCAAAGGGTGGAGATTATGAGTGGATAGAGAATAAAATGAGTTCTTATCATGGAATGTTAGAAGGTATTCAAGAAATTGAAAAATTGATGGCTAAACCAGCTTGGAAAAAGAAAATAACAATGTTGAAAAGAGCTGGAAAATGAAAAGGTTTGAACAATACTTAGTAGAATTTGATAGTCCACAAATTTATTGTGATATGGATGGAGTAGTAGCAGATTTCACTAAGTTTACTGCAGATTATCTTGGAACAAAATTTAAGGATGAATTTTGGGATGATTTACCAGTTGATATGTTTTTACAATTGCCACCAATGTCTGATGCTCACATTCTTTGGAAATATATTAAAAAATTTAGTCCATTCATGCTTACAGCTGTTCCTAGAGAAGAAAGAGGTCCAATAGCAAAGAGGGCATGGAAGGATAAAACTAGATGGATGAAGAAACATTTTAAACTTCCATCAGATAGAATGAAAATTGTCCTAAGAAAGCATAAGAGAAAATTTGCAGTAGATGGTAGGGATAAACGACCCAATGTTTTGATTGATGACCATGCAGGAAATATTAGAGAATTTGAAGCGGCGGGCGGAATTGGAGTTCTTCATACTGATGCATATTCCACTATTAATCAATTAAAGAAAATTGGATATCCATGAAAACTTTTGAAGAATATCAAAGAGATTATAAGGATGAGTATGAGAAGTTTCAGTCTTCTACCAAAATGAAGAAGTACCGTGCTGAATTAAACAAGTATAATAGACAAAAAGGCACATACGGAAATAATGATAAAAAGGATGCATCACATAAAGATGGTAAGATTAAAGGATTTGAGGATGAGAGCATTAACCGAGGTAGAAGAGAGAAAAGTAGATTAAAAAGTGAGTGTAAACAACACGATTAATAAACATTGGCGCGATTGGGCAGGATTAGTATATTTGTTTATCTGCCTGGTTGATTTTTTTATTGCTCCTTTGGTATGGAATTTAATAATGGCAAATCATTGTGCAATACACGATTGCGCAGCAGAAGGTGTGACAAGATGGGAACCTCTCACGTTGGGGGCAGGAGCGATGTTCCACCTAAGTTTTGGAGCCATACTTGGAGCAACAGCCTGGAAGAAAAAGGACGAATTGGAAGTTCATCATCGCAATGGGAGCAGTCCTACTTCTTAGTGGATGTACTTCTTTAAATGCATATTTGTATCCAGAAGGAAGATCGGGAAATCGAGATACATTACCAGTAAGAGTAGAAGAACTTACTGAAATGGCTCAATATTGTAAAGAAGCATATGATAACAAAGATGAAAGTTCTGGTATACGAAATAATGAATTTTCATATACAGTAAAGCAAACTGATGGTATTACAATACTAATTTTTCGTGGTACTGATGTTATAAGTTCAGGTGGTAAAAATATTGGAACTGATATAGATGCGAGGTTATGGAAAGAGGATGGGCTAACTAAACGATGGTATGGTAAACAAGATGCTCCCAAAGTCTTAACAGCTGAAGATTTTAAACAAAAAGTTAAACATGAGTTAGCATTAAAAACAGTATACTTACATCGTGGATTTAGAGATGCTTCTGATTGGATTTTTTCAGATATAAAAGCAAAGCATAAATTAGAAAAAACAGTTTATCTTACAGGACATTCACTTGGTGGTGCAATAGCACAGATTATAGGACTCTGGTTGAACAATGATGGATATAATATTCAAATTTATACTTTTGGTAGTCCCAAAGTCAGTACGACCTATTTTGGAAGTGAGCCCCCTCACTACAGGGTTGCTCTTAGGAATGATCCTGTGCCTTTTGTTCCTCCTTGGCCTTTTCTTCATTCCGGCATTTCGATAGACCCAATAACATTAGATTGGGAAGAGGGCGGAGAAAGAAATAGAGGATCATTTACAAAAATAGATGGGAGAAATCATTCAATAAATGAATATTTTGATATTCTCTTAGAACACGATTTTCCACAACTTTGTGACGAGTGTAAATAATCAAATGGGTTTTTTAAGAAACACAAAAGAAAAATGGGAGAGACTTTGGATGCCCGAGGTTGCGCCTCCGTCTGGAAAAACTGAACTGGAACTGGAAAGAGACAAACAATATGAAACAAAATGGGTTTGGTATCACACAATTCTTGCAGTAGAGTTGTTTGCGTGTAGTGTTTTATTGTTGTGGATTGCGATTGTTTTAACTGTTGGATTAATAATATTATAAGGAATATATGGCGAAGCCAAGAAAACAAACGGTTTTTAAAAAGAAAAAACCAACTCCCAAAAGGACAAGTATAGGTAAATCAATTAATTCAAGACCAAAAAACAAACATAAGAAAAAATGTTGGAAGAAGTACCGTGGCCAAGGGAAATGAAAATTATGAAGTACTGGTTCATAATGCAAAAAAAGATTTCTATTGTGAAACAGTACTTACATATACTCCAGCAGATGGTGGTAAAGGATATATCGTAAAAATTAGGAGTAAGAAAAAATGAAGACTTATCAAAAATTTATAGAAGATAATATGGCAGCGTTGAAACTTGCATTTGCAAAGCACAAATATAAAAAGGGTGGAGGAGAAGTAGATAAGCAACCTGAGGGACCTACATTTAGTATGAAAGGTCGGAAACCAGATGAATCAGGTGATGACGAAAGAGGTAAAGCTATATCAAATTATAGAAAAAAGAAGTGGAAAGAAAAGAAGAAAAAAAAATGAAAACTTATCAAAAATATGAAAGGCAATTATGGGATTTTTTAGTAAAATTAAACATCATGTAAAAAATATTACAAAAGGTGCAAAACAAAGAGCACAAGAAGAAAGAGAACGTATAGAAAAGGAAACTGAAGAGAAACAAAAGCAAGTAGATAAAATTGTTAAAAAGGCGAAAAATAAAGCAAAAGGTCTTGTCAAAAAGGCTAAAAAGAAATAAAATGAAATCTTTCAAGGGATATATCACAGAAGGGGTTTCAAGTATTCCAAAAGGAGGAATGCCAGCATGGACAGAGAGTTTATCTACTGCATTGTTTGACCTACCAAGAGTGGGCCTAAAAGATGTGAGGATTCCTTTATCACCATCAATCTTCAAAAGAATATGGCCTAAGGCAATTCGTTCAACAGCATTTCATGTAACTGATTATGCTAGTATTCCAAAATTGAAAAGGATGCAAGGAAAGAAAAGATCGATATCTGCATTTTATAATATGGACTATGATATGATTAGTTATGGAATTAGAACAGAAGGTGGATATGTTGTAGAGTTGGAAGGTGATGTTCTTGCAGCTGCACCAGATGATATAGCAAGTGCACCAGACAAGTCAGGTAGAAGGTGGATCACTTTGAGCACACTTCTTGATCCAGTGGGGGATAATGGAATGGGTGGCAAAGAAAAACTCAAGGGAATAGAAAATGATATAAGCGAAATGTTAGTAAACATTATTGTAGACCATAGTGATATTACACCATTACCAAATGTTAATAAGGCTTGGAATTATCTTGGTAAGTCAACTGGTGGTAAAGAAAAGTCATTAATCATTAAAGATTATTTGGATAGAATGGAAAAGATCATGAAGAAGTATTCTAGGAAACTGCGTCCACTATTTACAGATTACACCAAGAATAGAACTCTTAATGTAGATCCAGATAGTGGGGATGTTCCACAATGGGATGAATTGGTGGTTAATAATTTTACGATTAAAAAGATCCATGTTGGCCAAGAGTACGCAGAGGATTTTCAAGATGATGATGATATAGATGGATTTCCATTTGAAATGTGGAATGATGATGCTAAATTATCAGACTATATTGCTAAGATTGTGAAAATGGGGAAATGAAATTAAAACAACTGGAGTATAAAAGAAATGGTAGCATATTCACATTTGTCAATGATTGCATTTGTGATATTAGGTTTATCTATGGTAAGGCTAATGATAAATTATAGTTCATTATTGGCGAAGAATCACAATGATGATCCAGATGATGATGTGATCTTTTACTGGCCACACACAGCCATTTGTTTCATAACCTTTTTTACTATTATACTATTTTGGTGGACTTCTTATCCGTTGAGAGATTTGAGTTATTACCCAAATGAAAATTGGAATTTGTTCACATTTTTACTATACCTTTCCGTACCATTTTTGTTTTTTATGGTTAGTGAAGTAGTTGCACCACAACCCGAATCATATAAAGACAAAGAAGTAAATTTACGTGAATATTATTATTATAATCATAAAGTTATATTGGGATTAGCATGGTCACTACAAGTTATGCTTCTCGCAAATCTTTTTGTATTCTTTAAAGGTGAATTGGAATCATTGAAAGTACTAGGAAGAATTCTTATGCTTGCAATTATGGCTCCGATGGTATTGAGTAGTAATAAAAGAATACATGAAATTGGTATGGCAGTCTTTTTTATAGGATTCGTCTATACTATAATAAAGTATCATATTTACCCTGTAATATAGAGATAATAATGAAATTTAGACAATACCTAAGAGAAGATGCACTCAACTTAGCACTTCCACCAAAGGTAAGATCTGCTATTATGAATGCTGGTGGCAAAATCTATCAAGTCGGTGGAGCTGTGCGTGATGAGATATTGGGTAAAATTTCTAAAGATTTAGACCTGCTTGTAGTTGGAATAGATTTAAAGGAATTATCTAAAATTGTAGGGAGATTTGGTAAGACTAATATGGTAGGTAAAGCATTTGGAATTATTAAGTTCAAACCAGAGGGGTCTGATGAAGATATTGATATTTCAGTTCCAAGAGTAGATGAGAAGAGTACGGGGAAGGGACATAAAGATTTTAAAGTCAAATTAGGAAAAGGAATCACTCTCAAGCAAGATCAATTGAGAAGAGATTTCTGGATGAATGCTTTGGCTAAAGATGTAGAAACAGGAGAAATTCATGACGTTGAGGGCCAAGGCAAGGTAGACATCGAGAACCAGCAGGTTAGGGTTATTGGTCCTCAAGCGTTCAAAGATGACCCACTTAGAATGTTGAGAGCAGTACAGTTTGCCGCACGGTTTGATTTCTCAATTGAACCAAAAACACTAGATCAAATTAAGAAGAATGTCAGACTAATTAAGACAATTTCAGCAGATAGATTCCAAGAAGAATTTCGAAAAATGTTTGAAAAGGGTACACCAAGTATTGGAGTAAACTATTTAAAGGAAACAGGAATTCTTAGACAATTATTTCCGAAATCTAGTGGGAATTTTCCAATAGAATTTGACAAACTTGATAAGAAAGCATTTCCTGCATTTCTGGCAATACTACTTAAAGAACATTCATTCACAGATATTCAAAAGAAGATGAGATTATCTAATGAAGATGCTAGAGCAGTTTCAGAAGTTATGTACTACATGGCAATGACAGACACAGGAAAACAAGAAGATTCTGAAAGTGGATTAATACATTTTGTGGGACAATCCTCATCAAAGGGAATATCCAATGTTGAGGCTGTTCTTTCTGTTACTAGAAAAACTTCAATATCTAATAGATTGAAGATGATGAAAAGAATGGGAAAACCTACCAGTATGAAAGAATTAGGAATAGGTGGTAGAGACTTAGTAAAATTAGGACTAAAAGGAAAGAAGATTGGGGATGCTCTTCAATTCTCTTTAGATCATGCAATAGAAAGTGGGAACAATGATTCAAAATATTTATTGGATAAAGTAAAGAGTAAGTTTGGAGTAAAATGATTAAGGTAGAATCAATTCTAAAGTGGGCGGTCGAGGGTTTGTTATTGAAAAAAATAAAATTAATTAGATCTCAAATTTTAAGTAAAAACACAGATGCGGTAGCAATATCAGATAAAGACCTTCATGTTACTTTAGCTGCTGGACCAGGCTGGAAAAAGTTTAAGAATCAATTTAAAAATATAGATTTTGATGAACCAGATTTTAAAATGGATATAGAACCAAATTTTAAAGTTATTGAAAAGGGATCATCTAAATCATGGTATATCAAACTGAAAAATCAACAAGATTGGAAGGATTATGTAACAGACCTTTTTCAAGAAAATATAGACCCCAATAGAATATTTCATATTTCACTGGCAAATCTTACTGGAAAGGTGGGAGATTCAGTTGCTCTTGTGGAAAGTAAAAAACATAATCATTCTAAATATAGTAACAAGCACAGACATATAAAGCCATTTAGAGGTAGAAGATGAAAACATTTAAATCATTCCGTGAATTTGGTGAAGTATTTAAAGAAGAATTGACTAAAGACATCACCAAATATTCCTCTAAGGATTTAAGTAATAATGCTAAACATGGAAAACCAATTATAGCCTTTTCAAAGTTTTTGTATATGGATGATTCAAGCTCTGGTAAAGCTGCTAGTGGTCAACCAAAGGGAAAAGAAGAAGGCACTGCTATATACATGACTGTTACTAAAGATACGAGTGGTGAGTACTTATATCCTAAAAATTCTTTTTATGTTGGACATGATAGAGTAAACACAGATGGTCAAATGGTTATGGGGTGGACAGGAACAGCAAGATTAGTGACTTATGATAAAAAAGATGCCATTACTTATATTAAGAAATTTGGAAATCTAGCATTTCAAAAGAAACAAATAGAAAAAGGTAATAAAGGATGGGATGCTTGGCCACCTACTTATGACCTAACAGGAGATTTTATAGGTCAGGGGCCAGGAAGTAAAATCAAAAAAATAACCAGTTTAGACCAGATAAAGTACTAATGAAAACTTATACAGAATTTAAAGAAGGTTTCTTTAGCAAAAAATCTAAAGAAGATCCAGATCAAAAAGAACTAGAAGATCTTGGTATGAAATCATCTGGTAGAGGTGGTTGGTCTAAGAAAGAACAAGACCGATATAATGACCTTTGGATGAAACAACATAAGAAGGGCAAGACTCCAACATTATCACCACCTAGTGTGCATGGTGATGATTCATGGGGAACTAAGACTAAAAAACTTCAGAAAAAACTTGGACTCACACAAAAAGACCATAAAGGGGTATTATAATGATTCTATTTGAAACATATCTCGATGAAGGAGTTCATGATCCAGGTATATTCAAGGTAGTATTCACTGCTGGTGGGCCGGGGTCTGGAAAGTCTTTTATTGCTGGAAAAGCGGGATTAGGTAAATTTAGTGCATTTGGTATGAAGACTGTCAACTCAGATAACATTTTTGAAAAATTACTTAAAGATGCTCAAATGGAACCAATTCCACAACAGATCTTTTCACCAAAGGGACAAGAGATAAGAGGGCGTGCTAAAGCATTAACACAAAAAAGACAAAAGGGTTATCTTCAAGGTAGGCTTGGACTTGTGGTTGATGGTACTGGCAAAGATTATAAAAAAATTAAACAGATGAGTGATTCATTGCGAGCACTTGGATATACTTCTTATATGCTCTTTGTAAACACTTCCCTTGATGTTGCTCAACAAAGAAATATGATGAGAGCAAGAAAGCTTGATAAAAATGAAGTGGAAATTATGTGGAAAGCAGTCCAACAAAATATGGGCAAGTTTCAACAATATTTTGGCCGACAAAATTTCATCTTGGTTGATAATAATTCCCCAAGTCAAGATGTATTGAATGATTTATATGTACAGATGAAAAAAATAGTTAAAGAACCTGTGACACATAGAGCCGCTCTGGCGTGGATGAAGGATCAACTACCTTCATAACTTGACAAATTTACAAAGTTCTGTTATAATACAGTATTAACTGTATTTGAGAATATTAATTATGAGCATGATTACAGATTCCAAGTTTCTTGGATTACTATCTCCAAAATTAGAAAAATTTAAACAAGTCAGAGATCATCTCTGGAATTTTAGATGCCCACTTTGTGGCGATTCCAGAAGAAATAGATCTAAGGCGCGGGGATACGTCTATAGAAAGAAGACAGACCTTTTTTACAAATGTCATAATTGTGGGGCTGGATTATCAATGGGAAATTTCATTAAAGAAATTGATCCAACTCTCCATAAACATTATATAATGGAAAGATATAAAGCTGGCGAAACTGGTAAGAGAAAAACCAAAGAACCAGACTTCAAATTTGAACCTCCTAAATTTAAGCCGAAAAAGACTACTATACATTTACCATCTATAGGTTCTTTACCTAAAGAACACTATGCTCGTGCTTACTATGAGGCAAGAGAAATTCCAAATCATTTTATGGACAAGATCTTCTATACAGAAGATTTCAAGAAATGGGCCCAATCAGTATGTCAAGTGGATTATTCTACTTTGATGAGTGGAGAACCACGACTAGTGATACCTTTCTTTGATAGAGATAACAAACTCATTGGAGCACAGGGAAGGGCCCTCAGAGAATCCAAAATCCGCTATGTAACTATCAAGGTACATGAGAATGCACCAAAAGTATTTGGTCTGGAAAGATGGAATTCTAAGAATCCTACATATCTAGTAGAGGGTCCGATTGACTCGCTTTTTCTTCCAAATTGTCTTGCTATGGCGGGCGGTGATATGAGAGATAATGATTTTTTGGATAAGTCAAAAACTACAATAGTGTTTGATAATGAACCAAGAAATTATGAAGTCTGGAATAAGATGGAAGTTTTATTGAGGAAGGGGTGGAAAGTAGTAGTATGGCCAGATTCAATAACCTGTAAAGATATCAATGATATGGTTCTTGCTAGTATAAAAGAAACCAGATTAGTGGAAATTATAAATAAGAATACTTACTCGGGTATAGAGGGTGAGTGGGAAGCGAGAAGGTGGAAACGGTTATGGTGAATGAAGGTGGCGAACCACAAAGTAAAATAGAGGTTCATGATCTTGGTTTTGTAAAACTTCTTGATGTAATGGGTAATGATGAAGAAGTAGAGAATGCTGCGCGAATTAGTTATGGTGAAGGAACACGAAAGGTAAGTCAAACACGGAATCTCATCCGATACCTAATGAGACATAAACACACCTCGCCCTTTGAGATGTGTGAAGTCAAGTTCCATATAAAACTTCCCATATTTGTAATGAGACAACTCGTCAGGCATAGGACGGCAAACCTAAACGAGTACTCTGGTCGTTATTCAGTTATGAGTGATGAATATTATTTGCCTCAGGGTGATTACCTGCAAAAACAATCCAGTACAAATAACCAAGGTCGGGGTGAAATACATCCACATAGGGGAGCTCTTCAGTTTGAATTTAATAGAGTATATGATAACGCTAATATAGCATATCATAATCTATTAGAAGAAGATTTAGCAAGAGAGTTAGCAAGAGCCGTACTCCCTGTTGCGAATTATACAGAAGTGATATGGAAAATAGACCTGCATAATTTTTTTCATTTTGTAAAATTAAGATCAGATAGCCATGCCCAGCGTGAGATTAGAGATTATTCAGACGCAATGTATGAATTAGTAAAACCCCATTTTCCCTTATGTTGCGAGGCTTTTGAAGATTATGTATTAAATGCAAAGACTTTTTCAGCACAAGAAATGGAAATAATAAGAGACAATCTTCCTAACATTACTGCATCAAAACGATTGTCAGAACGAGAACAGACAGAATTTTTAGAAAAAATAGGAGAACAAGAATGAGATTACCAACCACTTACCAAGAGTTCATACACCTTTCAAGATATGCAAGATGGGATTACAAAGAAACACGAAGAGAAACCTGGGATGAAACAGTAGAAAGGTATTTTAATTTTTTTGAAGAATGGTTGGAAGAGAAAAATAATTATAAATTAGAAAATGGACAAAAAGTTGAATTAGAAAAGGCAGTAAAAGAACTTAAAGTAATGCCATCAATGCGGTGTCTGATGACAGCTGGCCCCGCCCTTTGGAAAGAGAATGTGGCAGGATATAATTGTTCTTATGTAAAAATAGATAGTCAGAGATCATTTGATGAAATTCTTTATGTATTAATGAATGGTACTGGAGTTGGATTTTCTATAGAAGAAGCATACACTTCACAACTTCCTATAATTCCTGATGAATTGTTTGATACAGATACTACCATTGTAGTTGCTGATTCTAAATTGGGATGGGCTAGGGCGTTCAAAGAATTAATTTCATTACTATATGATGGGCATGTTCCGAAGTGGGATGTGACTAAAATTAGGCCTGCTGGAGCACCCCTCAAGACCTTTGGTGGACGGGCATCTGGGCCTCAACCATTGGAAGATTTGTTTAATTTTACTATAAATACTTTTAAGAACTCAATAGGCAGAAAATTACATCCAATAGAATGCCATGATATAGTTTGTAAAACGGCTGAAATTGTAGTTGTGGGGGGAGTGCGTAGAAGCGCCCTTATCAGTCTTTCTGATCTTAATGATCGGGAGATGCGTTTTGCTAAACATGGTGAGTGGTATATCAAAGATGGGCAGCGAGCCCTCTCTAATAATTCAGTTAATTATAAAGAAAGACCAGATGTTGGCACTTTCATGCGAGAGTGGTTATCTCTATATGATTCAAAATCTGGAGAACGTGGAATATATAATAGTTTATCAGCTAAAAGAACAATAGAAGGATTAAATGAAAGATACAAAGACGGAGAGGGAAATTACATTGAGAGGCGGGAACCCCGACCAGATTTTGGCACAAATCCTTGCAGCGAAATCATTCTTCGGTCACGGGAATTCTGCAACCTTTCAGAATGCATTATCAGGCGGGATGACACTAGCGAGTCTCTCAAAGAGAAAGTTAGAATTGCAACTATCCTTGGGACCTTTCAATCCACTCTTACAGACTTCAAATACCTCTCAAGAGAATGGAAAAGAAACTGTGATGATGAAAGACTTCTCGGTGTTTCACTTACTGGAATAATGGACAATCCATTGACTAATGGGACTAAAAAGGGATTGGATGAACTTCTTCAAGAACTTAGGGACTTAGCATATGAAACAAACAAAAAATGGGCAGACAGACTTGGAATCCAACGAGCCGCTGCCATTACTTGTGTCAAACCAAGTGGTACTGTATCTCAGCTTGTTGATTCTGCTTCTGGTATTCATGCCCGCCATAATCCTTATTATATCCGTACTGTAAGGGCAGATAACAAAGATCCACTTTGTAAGATGATGAAAGAGGCGGGGTTTCCTAATGAACCTGATGTGACAAAAGCAGAACATATGACAGTTTTTTCATTTCCAATGAAGAGTCCCAAGGGGGCTGTTTGTAGGAATGAACTTTCAGCAATTAGTCAATTAGAACTTTGGAAAACTTATGCTTCAAATTGGTGTGAACATAAACCATCTGTAACAATTTCTGTTAAGGAAAATGAGTGGCCTGAGGTACAAGCTTGGGTATATAAATACTTCGACGATATCAGTGGCGTTTCATTTTTACCACATTCTGAACACGCTTATCGCCAAGCCCCATATCAAGACTGCACTAAAGAAGTATATAATGAAGTTTTAAAAACCATGCCTAAAAATGTGGATTGGGCAAAACTATCAAAATACGAATCACAAGACTACACTGTAGCAAGTCAAGAACTAGCATGTATAGGTACTTCTTGTGAAATAATATAAGGAAATAAATGATATCATTACTTAAATGGTGGTTAATATTTTGTTTAACACTACTTGGGTGTGTAATAGGTACATATTTTGATATTCATAACCTTATATACAATGCAGATGTAACTAAATTAAGTTTTCTAATTATATTAATATTTTTCTCTACATCAATTTGGATTGGAAATAAAACATATAAATTAGAAAAGAATGATGAATATAGCCAAAATACTAGTGTAGGATGGTTTATAGCAGAATCTTGTTTAGCACTTGGTATGGTCGGAACCGTAACAGGATTCCTTTTGATGTTGGGAACAGCATTTGCAAATGTAGATGTTACTAATTCTGCAACACTACAACAAGCACTTGCGGATATGGCAGTAGGTATGAGTACTGCACTATATACTACTTTGGTTGGATTGATATGTTCACTCATTATAAAGGTTCAACTTGTGAATCTTGAAGTGGCGATCAATGAACCATGAGAGATTTAAATCTACAATTGGTTTCACTGATCTACTTTTCAATATTCTTTTAGGTTTTGCATTTCTTTTCATAGTAGCATTCCTTTTAATAAAACCAGAAGCGAAAAAAGAAGATTTTGAACGAAGGGCAGAATTTGTTGTTGTTTTGGAATGGGATCATGATGCCAATGGAGATATAGATCTTTATGTTGAAGACCCCACAAGGAAACAGGTTAGTTTTAGACATCAGAATTTAAACTATATGCATCTTGATAAAGATGATTTAGGATCAATGAATGATACTATAACTAATGCGGATGGGAGTACATCAACTGTTAAAATCAATAGAGAGGTTGTAACTATTCGTGGAATTATTGCGGGGGAATATATTATTAATGGTCATTATTATTCTGAGAGATCCTATACACAGCTAGAAATAAAAAAAAGACAAAATCTAACAGTAAAGGTGGAATTGCATAAGGTCAATCCATATTCAATATTGTGGGTGGGGGAAAAGAAGTTTACCCATAGAGGACAGGAAGAAACATTTGTCCGCTTTCGATTAGATAAGGATGGAAATATTCTTCCACCATTTACATTTGAAAAGAAGAAATTTGTAACTCCATTAATGGCTATGGGCAATTATCAAGGTGGTGGTGCAGAAGCTTATGATGAGGAAAATGGGGAGCTTACAAGATGATAGAAAGTTTAGTTTTTGGGTTGGTGATTCTTTCAGCAATATGTCTTTGGTTATTAATAGAAGGAAGAAAAAGCCCAAAATTTTTAATTTGGTTTATCCCCCTTCTTCTTGTATTGGTTTCATCGACTTATGTTACATATACTTCAATATTGGGATATCCGAGAGTTGAAAAACCGAAGGTGGGACTATATCTTAAACATTTTATTGATGAGCCAAATTGGATTTATTTGTGGATTGTAGACAAAGACAAAATCCCCATATCTTATCAGCTGGTGTATACAA